TGTTTTTTCAGTAAACTTTAAAGCATAAGGGTATGGAATTGTGCTATATCCTTCGCTTGATAAAACTCTGTCTTTTACATTAAAAACACCGCCAAAAGGTCTGGCTACTAAACTTAAAATTGCGAATTTACCTGCCGAAGAAGATGCCGATACATCTTTTTGAGTAATATAACCAGTATAGCCTCTGGGTATGGTATAGGTCATCATTAGAGTTTGATTGTCGCCTATACCTACTGTAGCGTATTTGTTGGTAGGCACTCCAACTGAAGGTGTTGCTTCTGTTCCCACATATAAAACACCAGCATTACCACCGCCAGTACCAGCAGTATTTACTACAATTCTATTAACTCTAAACCAAGTGCTGCCATTTAATTCAACACCTGTTTGACCATTTAAACTTACAGTTTCTATTTTTTCATCAAAATTATTATCTAAACCATATACTGTTACAGTTCTTGCACCAGTACCTGCTGCTGTATCATCAGTAGATGAGCTTGATATATAAAGTGTTGAAGCTGAACTTAAATATGAATATAAACCACCTTGAAGCCATACGGTTGCTAAACTGGTACCTACAGCATCATTAAAACCAAATTTGTGTACGGGTTCGTGAAAGCCAATATGACCTCTTGCAACTTGAAGCTCAAAAGGTTCAGAAGTCCCAACTCTTGAAATTGATGAGACTTCTTGTGCCATTTTTTATGAATGAAAAACAGTAACGCGATCTATATTAGATAGTGTTGCATGAATACCGCTTTCAAATAATACTCCTTGATCTGGAATATTTAATGTTTCAGTATCGTCAGCATTACAAGGAGCAATAAATATTGTGTCTCCTGAAGCAGAACCATCTCTAAAAGTAACGGTCCCATCAGAAGCTCCTCCTGCAATTACATACCCTCTTAATCTAGATCTACCGCTAACAAGACTAACGCCGCCAGTAGCGGCACTAGTTGTTGTTGCTGTTTTTACATCTGATCCAGTTAATCTACTAGACATATATTATCCTAATTATGCGTCAGCAAATGGAGTTACAAGAGTTCCTGAACCAAGAACTATACCTTCAACTGCATATTTATCATCTGCAACTGCAGTTACTTTAACTACGCTACCTGCTAAACCGCCTTGTGTTGTACCATTTAATGTAATGACGTCATTTGTTGCACCAGAAATAAATGTTTTGCCTGTTGCATTGTTAACACCAATATACAAACCACCAACAAATTTATCTGTACCATCTGTTAAGATGTCCAAATCTGTTGCTGCAGTTTCTATAACAAAATAGAAAGATGCTCCTAAATTGTTTAGTTGATTTGGATCTGTAGAATCGCTTGGGCTTGATGCGTTAATTGTTGGTAACGTAAACTTACCATCAGCATCATTACAGACCAATACTTTTCCAGCATGATCATCAACTGTTAAACTTGTATCAGCTGTCAGACTGACAACTGCACCACTACCTGCCGAAATAAATCCGTTTAAAGATTTTACAGGTCCTGAAAATGTAGATTTTGCCATTTTATTTTGCCTCCTATAACTATCGTCTTGGCTTGTCTGCTAGGTCAGTCGATAGCTAGATTAATTACCTAGAACTTAAGTGTATTATACAGCTTCTTTCAGTTCAACTGGTAAATTTTGTTCAGCTTCTTTTATTGAAGATAAGGAGTTAAATAGATCCTTGTATGATTTTTCAATAATTGGATCTTTGCCATACGTTTGTATTAGCTCATCGCCAATCATTTCAATCAAGCATCTTGCTGCGAATAGTTTGTTATTGATTTCTTTTATTTTATTTTCTTGTGACATATTTCTAAACTCCTTTTTTTGCCGAATCTCATACTCTAATGAATTCTCTAAGTTTATCAACTTCTTTTCTAAATCAGAATACCCTGGCCAGTCTCTGATTTGCTCAACGGTCCTTCCGCAGCCCTGACAACGATCATGAAATGGAATATTTGTGGTCGTGCAGTTTCCCGTACAAGGATTCTCGCACAAACTTGATGAGGCTTGATCATGTAGTTTCATATTACCTCCAGTAACAAAGTAAATATACTACAGGTAGAAAATCAAGTCAAAAAAAAGGGAGGCCGAAGCCTCCCCGAAAAGAACACTTAATGCTTATGCACCTTGTGAACCGTCGACACATCTCCAGTTTGAGAATCCGAAAGAATATCTTTCTCTGGCTTTGTATCTCATGTTTCCTGTATCAAAATCACCTTCTAGTGAAGTTGAAAGAGGAGATCTGACAAAATGCTTAAAGCCATCAGGCACATCAGTTTTAATGAAGAAAGCATCTGGGTCATTGAGGTAATGGTTTACCACATAACCGTCAGGAAGCATTCCTTGATTTCTGATTGAGTTGATGTCGTTGTCAGAAGTACCAACTCTACCTGGAGTATTCATTAATCTATCAGCCACGAACTGAAGTTGTGGTGGAACGATTAGTTTCATACCCTGTAAAGCAATACTTAGTCCTCTATCATCAGTCTGAGTAGAAATTCTGATTAAGGTATCTTCTAACGAAGTTTCGTTCAAGTCAGCAAATGTGCTTGCTCTGTTTGAACCACTCCCGCCACTTGATAGTGGGTGTGATAGAGAGATCAAAGGTTGACCATCGCCACCTGGGAATGATGTTGAGAAAGCATTATTAAGAATACTTGCAGCTTTGATCTGCTTAGTATTAGCCATACTTCTAGCTAGTGCTTTGGTATATCTTGAACCAAGTCTGTCATACAAGTTATCTTCAACTGCTTCTTCAGTTAAAGCAAAAGCAAGAGCAATTGTTTCATGCTCGTATCTTGCTGTAAATCCTTCGTTAGCATTATCAAATGCTACACCTTCACCTTCTGGCTTGACTGGTGCGTTACCGAAACCGACGATTAAGACTTCTTCTTCAAAAGCTCTATCTGAAGACTCTTCTTCGAAAATTTCAGCATGCTCATTATCGTAACGAGCATATTCCATACCAAACAAGGCATTAAGGCCAGGTTCTAATTCTTTTGCTAATTGCGCTCTATTTATAGCCATATTATTATCCTACCTTATTAAACACCAGCATCTGCTTCGTAAGCATGCTCATTAATCTTCACGATTACGTTTACGTTTGCTGCACCTAGTTCATTGTTTTCTGGATCTTTTGAAACCCCAACTAATCTGTAGTTAGCGGTTCCAGCTGTTGATGTTCCAGCAACCTCAGCTTTTGATTGTCCTGAGAATGATGATCCTGCAGTATATGAAATATCTACGTTAGCACCAATATCAGATCTGGACAAAGTACCAGCTGATTGAACTTCGTATAGGTTATACGGGTTATCTTCTACGAAAGCTACAATGTCACCTGTTGCCGCTTGAGCAGCAGGGAAATAAGAGTTATAAACTACCTCTTTGGAAACGGAATCTTTGTATTTACATCCTCTAAAGATACCTAGAATTTTAACGTCAGCTGCAGCATCGGCTACGTCGATGTAACCGCCAGCTAACATTTTTACAGGATCTCCAGAATAAATACCTTGAGTTGAACCAGATTCAATATTGTACTCGCTAACTTTGTTCAAGTTATCGCCAGACAAATTGCCTACTAGCTTAAACCCAAATGGATTATCTTTGTTTGCCATAATTATCCTTATTAAAAGTTAATCTAAAATTATTTACGTTTTCCTCCACCAAAGGTCACACTAGAAGTTCTTCTTGGTGCCATTATTGGAGAACGGCTATCAGATTCTTTCATGAGGTCGTTGTCTACCGCTTGTTGTGCAGTTTCTGTTCTGCCGCGATAGTAGGCGTTACGTTCGTTTCTTGTTTCCTCTGGAATCTTTGCCAAAAGTAAACCACCAATACTTACAACTCCTGCATGCTTACCGTCTTGAATAGATGGCAAGTCAAAATTTTGTAGCTCTTCTGCTCGTACCAGTTCAAAACCTTCACGAGTTCTAGCCATTATATTTTTCTTGTCATCTTGGTTTAGAACTTCTGCTCTAATCCAACGATAAACGTAGCCTGGAGGTGCAGGCGGGGTTTCTAACATACTTGGGGGTGCCCAAGGTTTGCGTGCGCTACTAGCTTCACGAGTATCAGCAGAGCGGGACACTCTGTCATTAATAAATCTTCCCTTTGAATCTCTTTCCATTTTTTACCTTTTTACAAATTTTGCGTACTCACTAAGAGGTACGTTTAGTTTCTTTGCCATCTGAACTTCAGAAGGCGATAATCTTACTTGTTTCTTTCCACCTGAGACGTTGGTGTCAGCTCTTGCTGCCGAAGCAACTCTCTGTTGAGGTTTGCTTGTTTTCACGTCAAATTTGTGTGGAAATTCTTGTTTTATCCTTTTATCAACCTCAGTATAATACTCATCGGATGTAGGATCAAATCCTTCATTCTCAACGAGATTACGATGAATATTAAAAGCCGCTAATGTCATAGTCTCATCTTGTCCAAACCATTCATTTTTTTGCGCCCAATCTTGAGCTTTTGGATCTGGATCAGCAGGAGGTTGATATTGCGGTTGTGGCTGATAATTTTGATAG